CCATAAACAGTACCATATGTTCCTGCAGTAACTGCTGCTTTTCTTCCTGCTCCTCCTTTAGTAACTACATCTACACCTTTTTTAATAAATTTAGGAGCTTTAAGAAAACCTCCCGGACTTATTATTGCACCTCCAACTTCATAAGACAGAGCCTCTCCGGGTCTTGCGTCTCTATATTCTTGAATTTTTTGTCTTTCATCATCTCTATATTTTGTATATAATTCTCCAAAAGAAGCCTCATCAGTTTTACCTGTGAGTACATCACTTATTGCGGCAATACCACCAACAATCTCATCGCCAAAACCAAAAGTTTGACCTTGGAAAAACATTCTTTTTTTAGAATCTTCAGGTATAAAATCATTACTTATCATTCTGTCTGTTGGTGTATAGTCTTGTGAATTACTATATTCTAACATAGCCTTAAAATCTTCATTAGTTAGTTCTTGTTCGTCAGCCCATATTCCCATAGGGGTCACTTCATTAGCATTTATTGCTTTATTTTTTTTAGCTTCCCATACTCTAAAAGCAAATTCTCCCATAGGTATTTCTGAATAAGGAACACCTTTTGAATCAAATTCATTAGGGTCGTTTTTCATAGTATAAAACATTGATGTGTTTTTTTCTGCCATAATTATATACTCCCTGAATTAGAGCCTGCTTTTTTTGGTAAGTAAGTACCATCTCCAGTTTCTGCTATTTTATCTAGAATGTTTTGATACTGAGTTTCAACTCTTTCTAAGTTTCTTAAGAACTGTTCTTTACTTTGTTTTCTATTTAAAGAACCTAAAGCAGCATTTAATTGTTTAAGTTCTAATTCAGAAACTTGTCCTAACGCACCGCCTGTAGGAGACGCATCTCTCATTGCTTGTAGTTCGTCAAAACCAACTCTAGCATTTATAGTTTCAATTGCTGCATCTAAATCAGCACTTCTAGTTCCTGCAATTAATGCTTGTGCTTGACCAATTGGACCCCATAATTGAGAATTAAAATCTTTATCTGCTTCTTGAATAAGAAGTTTCATATCTGCTGCTACAGATAAAACAGTTTCTGCTTTTTGTGTTAATGCTTCATTAGATGCTATTTCAGCTTCTTTAGCTTGTACTGCCTCTATATCTGCAGGACCTCCTTGAATAGGTCTTAAAGTACGCACTCCGTTTACTTCAACTGATTCCCATCCTGAAGGTATCGTACCAGTATAGCTATCACCAGCAAATTTATCTTCGGCATATGGTAAGTTAGTTGAAGGGTCAATAATAGGTTGCCATCTTCCGTTTACAAGCTCTACTAACATAGTTTTAGTAGGGTCAGAAACACCTTTATAAGAATAACCTACTTCTTTAGTTTGCCTATCTTTAGTTGTTTCTTTTGGTTTTAATGCTAATTCATTTTGTTTAGCAGTAACTAAAGGCAATACTTGAGCTCTAAACTCAGACGCAGCTTCTGGACTAATAACCATAATTTTATTAAAAGCATCAGATACTGAATCAACACTATTTATGTCAACATCTTTCATTACTTCTAGTATTCTATTTTCTTCGGACGTATATCCTTTACTTTCCATATAAGGGTCTAAAAATCCTTTAGAAAGGCTTTGCCCTACACCCCTGCCCATTTCTGCAAGATTTCTAGGCATTGCTCCACCCATTCCTTGTCCGTCAAATAATCCCATTCTTATCTCCTAAATTTTTAAAATACTGAACCCATATATCCGGAAGGTCTTCCTAAATATTTAGATTGTAAAGCTAAATTAACATCAGGGTCTTTTTTATAGCCCATAAGATTCTGACCTATAGCATAAGGTATTTGACCGTAACCAAAACCTGAAGCCGCTTGTGCGTTCATTAATCCTTGACCACCTTGTGCCGCAGCAGTATAAGCATCACTACCTAAACCCATACCTATGTTTGCTAAGTTTTGACCTATAGAACCATAAGTTGCAGCGTTTTGAGCCGCCATATTAGAACGATTAATGTAATTAGTAATGTCACTTTGAACACCTGCTCTTTCAGCCTCTAATCTTGTAGCATCATAAAGCCTGTTCTGTGCCTCTCTAGCAGCTACTTGTTCTGCTCCTAGGCTAGACCCAGCAGTACCACTTTGTAGTAACCTACTTAAAAGACCTTCACCTTCTTTAGCTCTAAAAGGTGCTAAGGCAGCATCAGTTTTAGCAAACCTAGCTTGAGCCGCACTTTCAGGGTCTTTCATATAATCTTCAATAAGTGCTCTCTGTCTATAAGCATCTTGAAGGTTAGCTCCAAATAGCCCCATCATAGGTGCAGACGGTGCTAAGACATATGATTGAGTAGCTTCGTCCCATATAGCACTTGCTGTTGGGTCATAAACACTCTTAGGTTTAGCTGCTTCTATTAATGCTGCGTTGTAATCTGAAGCCGCACCTACTGAAGCGTCTGATGCTTGCTTTTGTCCTAGGAACTGTAATCCTATTCCTATTATTGATGCCCAATCCATTATCTTATCTCCTTAATTGTATTCATTATCTTCTCCTACTGCCTCTAGAACCTCTTCCGCTTGAAGAACCGCCTGTTCCTGATGTAAATATGTTTGGTGGCACATAACCAGTTTCATAGTTATCGTTCATACGTTTTTGAGCCGCTGCTGCTTGTCTTGCTTTTTCTGCTGCAGCCGCTTGAGCTTGAGCTTGAGCCTCTGCTTGTGCTTTAGCATCTGCCGCTGCTTTCTTTTCAGCTTCTTTAGCAGCTAAAGCGTCTATTGCTGAAGTATCTCTCATATTAGAAAATATATTAATATCTTCAAGTGGAACAGGAACTGTCATTCCGTTTTCAGTTCTTCCGTATGGACTTACTTGTTCTTGCCCAGTAAATTTATCTTGTATGCCTAACATAGCTTTATAATTATCTAAAGCACTAAATTGTCCCATAGGTTGAAATCTACTATCTGCAGAATAATCCTCTAAAGGATAATTAGTATAACTACGCATATATAATCTTTCATCTGGAAAAAATTGTGGTATAGGTAATCCGCTTTGTGGTCCAGCCTGTTGAAAATAATTAGAACTACTTGGAGTATTAAATAAATTTTCCGCTCTTTCAAAACCTTTGTTATAATCTCTTTGTGTTTCAGGATAACGCAATCTCCAATCTTGAGGAGATAAAACCTCTACTCTTTCAGGGTCTAACTGTCCTGTAGCTAAAGCCATTTCTACATTATCTGAATTATAATTACGCATACTATAATTTTGACTATCATCTAAATAATTCTGCATAGACATAGGCTGAGGACCATAAGGTACATTAAAAGGATTTGTATTTCCTGTTCTAAACATATCAGGAATTTGTGTAGTGCCACTACCACCACCAATAGCCGGAGTAGCATTTAATATTTCATTATCTTGAGAGCCTGAAAATAAAGCCTTTAAATTATCAGGTATTTCTCCCAACATACCTGACCAAGCGGCTAATTTTTGTCTATCACCCATAATAACATCACCAGCATCTGTAGTGCGTCCCGGATAATCTAAATCTGATTCCCCTTCTTTTTTACCTTTGCCTTCCCAAGCACCTGTACCACTTCTCCATTGCATATGGTCTTGTCTATATGCTGCTTGTGAATCTCCTGCCGCAAAAGCATTTTCTGCCCCATCATATAGACCAAAATACTTTATAGTCTCATCATAAGTTAGGTCTTTACCGTTAGGTCCAGTACCTTGTGGTCCTCTAGGTGTTTGTGGCTGTTGCTGTGGTTGTACACTAGGCGTTGGTTGTGTAGGCATAAAAGGATTATTAACATTATAATTCATCCACCACGGCATCTCTTGACCACCACCATACTGAGTTCCGTATTGAACTTGACCGAACTGATAAGGGTTATAAAAACCACCACTAGTATTAGCTTGATAAGGATTAAATATGTTGTTTCCTTGTTGTTGTCCCATATACCCAGTAGGAGCTCCCCAAGTATTTGTAAAAGACTCTGTAGTATTAGGACCTTCACTTCCGGGTCTTGGAGTTATACCGCTATCTAATAGAGGCATACCTGATGAATCGTATGTAAAGCCTTGTCCTGCTGAAGGAGAGCTAAACATATTTCCTAAGTCCCAACTTGTATTAAAGAAACCAGCCATATTTTTTTCCTATGTTAAGTTTTGTGCTATATTACAATACATTTTAGTGCCGTCTGAGACACATCTAACTAAATCTACTTTACCATTACCTGATGTTATTGTAGGATTATGACCGCCAATAAATGAGAAGTCTGTACTAAATGCTACATCATAAGCACCAGTATTTTTAATTAAGAAAGAAGCCTCAACACCTGATGTCATATTAGACACATTAAGTGTGTGGTTTCCTTGCACACTAACTACAAATACGTTTGAATTTAACAGGTTAGCTGTCTGTGTAGAAGCTAGTGTTATAGTCTCAGAAGCCGTAGGATGAGCTTTAGTGAACGTTTGTGGTGTAGCTAGGGTAACTATCTCCTCACCACCAATCGTGCCTGTAGTAGCCGTTAAGCCATTAACAGTAAAGTTCTCTGAAGAACTACCGTTTGCATCTGCCTTAGAGTTAAGTGCTGTTCTTACTGCTGTAAATTCAGTATTAAAGTCAGCACCTGAGATAACTTTTCCGGGGTCTGTGTCTGCTAAGGCATCTTTTCCAGACCAACCTACCGCTATTGTATAATTACTCATAATATTTTACCTTGTTTAAATAATAATGATAATGATTGTAATGATGCTTTGTAACCTTTAGTTACTCCGTCCCACTCTAATCTTATGTACTTAGCACTACCTGCTAATGGTATAGAACGCTCTTTAAATCCGTGGATTGGAGCATACTTAGAAGCTGCTGGATGTGTCGCTGAATTATGCGTATGTCCAGTAAGTGGTCCATACTTAGAAAACGTAGCTCCCCAGTATGACGGCTCACCGCTTAGTGTAGGATTAAGTTTAAATGTCGGTGATATTTTAGGTGTCATTTCAAAGTCTTTATACAACCTAATACCTACATCTGTTCCTTGACCTCCTGATACAAGCATTACTAATCTTTTAAGAATAGATGATTGTACGCCTTCTCCTAAATCAATCCATACCGTAGAAAAAGAAACTGTATAGCTATTATAAGTATAAGTGCTAGAGCCACTATAATCTACATCATAATAACCTTCATAAGTAGCAACTCTTCCTGCCTGTTGTCCTACTAAAAGCCCATATGTTTCTGTGTACGCCATACTAGCAGGTTCTCTACTGTCTGCAAAATCCCACTTAGTTATTCTTGGAGTTTCTTTCTCTGTCTTATATGTAGTGTCAAAAACATAGGTAACATTCTTATCTACAAAAGATAAAATATAAAGACCTTCATTTAGCATAAACGCTGACTTAACATTTGTACTGCTACCAATATTAGATATTAGTTCGTCTTTAATTGTTATAGATTTTTCTGTTAGGGGTAGTTTGTCTAACTGAGTAGTTCTAAATAAAGACCTAACACCAGTATCAGACAAGAAATATAAATCATCTCCAATAGATTGTATAGAGTCTCTAGATACACATCCTATTCCTCTAATAACCTCGTCTAAAGCTATATTTCCTATTATGTCAGGACTGTTATAAATAGCAATATTCTCTTTACCAAATATAACTAGCTTACCTGCAAAAGAGTGTATAGCCACAATAGTATCTTGACCCCATACAGACTTTAAGTCTATAAAGCCGCCATCAGCACCCCATTTATGACCGTCTAATAATTTAGAATAATATAAAACATCATCTTCTTCAGTAATACCACCAGCCCATACTCTACCATAAAAACCTAACATACAGCTAGGGTCAAACGTAGTTACACCTGAAGGTGCTTGATAACCACTTGTATCTTTTAATTTAGCCCAAGATGAATTATCATAATATAACGGGTCTTCATCAAACTGAGCAGCATATAGATGAGTATTAAAATTTGTAAACTGCCAATCAGAAGAAGCCGCACCTGTAGCAAAAGACCCTGTCCAAGCATTATCTTTATCAGACAAATCAACAATATACATATTAGTGCCAACACCAGCAAATATCTTATTTGTTGTGCCATTATAATGTTCTGTTATAGAACCTATCTTAGCACCACCAGTTAATGTGCCCTGCTTTAATCCTTTACGGAATGTAACTTTACCACCTTCTGTATAAACAACATTGTCTGCTTTAGTAAACCAATTAGGTGTTAGAGCAGTTGGTGTTGTCTGCGTATCTATACCATTAATACCAATAGTATCTAAAGGTACAGCATTAATTTGCTTAGATTCTAGTGCCATATTATACTACTACCCAATCCCTTTCATATTCCATATTGCCAGCATCTAACTGAACTGCAATGTTTAAAGAGTCTCTAGCTTCTGCCGCAACAGCACTAGAAATACTTCCTCCGTCTTCACCTCTCTCTGCTATAGCTCTAGCCCAAGCCCCAAGAATTACAGGCTGTGAAGGAACTCTTAATACTTGTGATGCTGTCTTTAATTCTTTTTGAGCACCTACAATATTAACTGATATTGTTTGAGTAGAGTCAGGAACAGGGTAGAAATCAATATTAAAGTCTGGCTCTCTGTTCGTACCTGCTTGTGAGATACCATTAAAGGCATAATAAGTAGGTTTACCAGTAGACGCACTAGTCAGAGGGAACACTTGCTCATTAATCCAATCATTAGGCACTTGCTCTAATACTTGTCCAGTATCTTGACATATAACGTCTAATACTTTAAAAGACACACCTGCACCTTTAGTAGCATCACCTAAAGTGTATTGCATATTGCCTAGAGATGTTTTAACATTAAATGTCTCTCTTAAAGCATTCCAATCGTGATAAGACTCTACATTCTTTTTAGAATCATTAACTAACTCCCCAATTAACTTCTGATAATCTGAGATAGTTACAGAATCATATAAGTTACCTGACCAATCAGAGTCTATAGTATCCTCTCTTAGTCTTCTTAAAACGCTGTTAATAATTTCTCTATAAGTCATTTACTTTCCTTTTGCTAGTTGAGCTCCAAAGTAAAACTCAATAATCATTGTAGCCCAGCCAAAGATTTCATCCATCTTTAATACTGAGCCTGCTTGTATTTCTATGTACTCTACTATGTCTGGTGTAAACTGTATACCAAAGAAATTAAATCCTTCTATAGTATTAGGTATTACTGTTGGCACATTAAAGAACACTGGAGCTACTTGTGTAAATATAATTAATGCTAGT